GTCTTCCATAAGTTGTTCCCTTTGGGTCAACATTTCAAGGTTGTTCATCAGTAGTGTGCCTCTGAAGTGTCAAGTTTATCGGACCATTCTGCGATCTTATCATAACACTTTTTGTAGTCAACAAAAGTGTCATTAAAGTTGTCAAGAAAGTGAAAAGAATAGTTAATCCGATTTTCAGGAATTGAGAGATGATGTTCTAATTTTTTGTTCATTTGTTTCTGAGTTTTTGAATGGTTTCGTTTCGTTCGTCGATGATTGATTTCATATCATTGTCAAGAAGATCAACCATTAAATTGACAGCCAAAAGTGTGACAATGAGCATGTATAAGAATCTCATCAAAGTTCCTCCATCATTTCATCAAGTTCTACCATGTTCAGAGAATCATCATTCCAACTCACACCATCAGGAGTTTTGAAAGAGTTACATTCCATCAGTGATTCAGCGAAAGCTTTGTATCCATAATGGCGATATTCACGAGCCCAGTGATACAAACCCTCGTCGTTTCCGATCCAGAGAGCCACATTCCAAGTCTCGTAATTTGTCCAACCGTTATAGGTTGTGTCTTCAATTTGTGTCTGGTAGGTAGTAGTCATAGCTGTTGATTGTGTGGTTACACTATAGGGGACATTAGAAGGTGAGGCATTATGTAGCGCTCAAGTCTGCCCAGACTTCTTCACCAGCTATGTCCTCAATCTCCTCTTTCATATCTTCATAATCATAATCTTTGATATTTTCCAAAATACTATCCTCTGCAAATTCAATCAATAGTTTCATATCCATACCCTCTACAACCATCTGTGCGTATTCTTTTTTGATTTGATCTAGTTTCTCTTGTGACATGAGTTTAATCTGTGGGTGAAAGAAAGAATAAGTCATCAGGCGAAAGTATATCCGTTTTCAAATTCAACGGTTTTGAATACTTTCTGACCGTTAAGTGCGCCAACGAAGAGTCTCACATACCAGACAAAATCTGATTGAAAGACACCCTCACCAGGTACACAAAACTCATCGCAAAGTGCATTGAGTCGTGATTTTGTGGTGTTAGTTTGCCAACCACCGTCAAAGATAGTCATATCGTTCTCAGTAACCTCAGCGATCTTGTTACCATGAAGGAATACTGAAGAGACTACACATGTGTCACCATCATTGAAGAAATTGACAACTTTAGTGTTACCAGATTTCCAATCCTTTGATTGTTTGATTGCTTGACACATTTGTTGTTCGATTTTTCTCATAGCTTTGAAGTGTGGTTACACTATAGAGGACATTTGAAGGTGAGTAATTCTAATCCCTACCCATTAGATACCATATGCCACCACCAAGGATTAAAAGTGGGAGAGTGATATACCAATAGGCTAAGGCCAAGAAGATAAGAATCAGGACGATCATTCCGACCGCATTACCGAAACTAACCTCACCGGAGTTTGTGTTATTGTAGTGAACATGATGTGTCCCACTTGATGTAATTGGAGTCGGTGTGGATTGTGATTTGATTCTTTCCTCCTGATCCTTGAATCGTTGGTTTTGTTCTTCAATCATTCTCTTACGATCTGCTTCCCTACGATTAACCTCCTCTCGTCGTCCGATGTCATAATTATCGACTAATCGTGCTGCTTTGATGTTAGCGCCAGGGTATCTTGCTCTTGCGACATCAAGAGCTGAGTTTCCACTGTTAACACCATCAATCAGAATCTCTTGCGAACGATAGTTCCGATCACCATAGATTTGAAGTTTGTAGGTAGGCATGGGTCAAGCGATTGAGATGAGTTCGTTGTAACGATCTAGGGGACAATATCTCAAGACTCCGTTAATATCTTCCAGACCAATCATCAACCAATCAATATTATCACATGGAGCGCTGTAGGTAACAACCTTATAAACATTTCCTGACTCATCTTCTACCTTACAGCCAGCGATTTGTGGGAACCATTCTGAAAATTTCATAATCTGTTGCAGTTACACTATAGGGGACATTTCAAGGTGAGTAACTTTGTATCCCGACAATGAGGCCTTACATTGTAACAGGTAACCACACAAACATGTTACAAATGCCTCGAACATGGGCCTTACAGAGTGTTGTAACCACCACAGAAATTACACTCATGCCCATCAATCAATATCCCTTCTAATAGGCCTTTGCTATGAGACTGTTACCTGCTCCATGAATAAGACCACCGTATTTCTTCCGGTATTCTTGTAACTCCTCCATAGAACCACCATAGGTACGAATAAGCATTTCGTTGCCTGGTAAACATTTACCGGTGAAGATTGAGAAGACTTGAGTGATTTTGTTCATAGGGCAATCAATATCCCTTCTGTTCAACTAACTCGACATCGAGAACTTCGCCATCGATGAGTTCACTTTCCATGTGCCAGAAGTCTCCATTATCCATGGCGTTTCTGGCCTCTTCTTCAGAGTCAAACTCATAAGAAGAAACTATTCTTTCGGTAACATAAACACAATAAGTCATGATCAAACTACCTCGTATTCAATCGGTTGATCAACAACTTCATAGGCGATGGATTTGATACACCAACCCATGATATTGGTGATTTCTTCGATAAGATCGTCACCATCAACTGCCTCCCATAAATTTTCCAATGTGTCAGCAGTTACATTGTCATAATGATGTTGAGTAAATTCTCCGAAAGCATCATCAAAGTCAAACTCAACATCAGTGATTTTGAATAACATGATTAGAATGCGTGTGTCCAGGATTGTTGTTGTTTTTTGGTGATTTTACCCTGTTGGAGTAATCCATCACAGACTTCATTGAAGACCTGTTGTTTTTGTTCTCTTGTCAGATTAAATCCTACATTCATCTCCGCAGTCTCTCTTACAATGCGAATAAGTTGTGTTTTAGTCATGATTGTTTGTAAACGTCAAGGAGTTGGCGACGAGCTTGATAGGCTTGATGTTCTGAATTAAATGTGGCGATCTTGGTAAGATCATCACGCCAATACAATGCCCATTTGTGTGTTCCCATCACGCCTTTAACAATGATAGGATTGTTAATACCTAGGGGATAGCTCATGATTCAGAAGGAGTAGAAGTGATCTGTTTGATAGTGTCCCAACCGTTTAATTCATGAAAAACCTTGTCATTTAATTTGTGAGCATTGATGGGTTTGATATTACTCTTTTTATCAAACTTGGTCACCTGACCATCTCTATACTCAACGATAATTTTGTAAAGCATTTCAGTGTGTGGTTACACTATAGTGGACCTTTGAAGGTGAGGTATTCTATTTGAGCTCAATCCTGTCTAGTAAAACCATTCCAAGGTCAAAGAATAGATCTTGATCACAATTACCAAGCTTCTTCTCGATAGCTTGACCAATCAGTTCTTGCATTACGTCAACATATTTCTCATTCATGTAAATTTCTTCAATGATGTCTTCTTTGAGAGCATCAGCAAGACGTGAGACAGTGGTGGCAGATAATGGCATGGTTGGTGATGAGTAGTGTGTAAAGTAAGACATAATTTATTTGTCATCTCTTGTAAAGAAATGAACCGTATTGATCGCAAATATCAGGATGATCAAGAAGACCACTAATAGAGAATCGGATTCCCTTCGCGGGTGCTTTCCATGATGCTGATTTGTAAACTGCTCCATCATTCTTGTCAACAAACATAACACAACTGCGACCGTTTAATCTTTCTCCTCCACTTACAAGATAGGAGATAACTTTAATATATTTCCGACCTACTTCCATCTCCCACTGTGTATAGACAGAATTATTTGATTCGATTGAATTTACCTTGAAACGATCATTCAGAATCTCAAGTAAACACTCAGTCTGAAATGTTGATTTGTTGGCGATAGTGGTCATGGCGTGTGGTTTCTGTAATACTAGGGACGTTTGGAGGTGAGTGATTCTGAAAGTTTACGATTAATGGCAGCAACTTGTACTGAACTATATGCGGTTTGATATTTCTGTGCGACCCACACAATCCTGCGGGTTTCAACATCAGATGCCATATTGTAAATCATTCTTCCTCCTTGGTGACAGGATTAGCATAGTATTCGTTCTCTGTAGTCACATCTGTGAAACACTCATCTTCATCATTGAATACAAGATACAATGTTTCATCATTACCCTCAACATTCCACTCATTGTGTAATGCAAGAATGTTAAGTGCGGTCTTTAATCCTCTCTTTCCTTTACTTTTCGACTTTCTCCACTTGTCACCCATCACTTTGATTCTTGATTCATATTGTTCCAGAATCTGTTCAGAGAGATATTCACAACGAGCATGATTGTACTCAAATGTGGTACCATCAGTCTCAAATTTTTCGGTCAGTTCAGGATCGAAATTCATCAAACTTCCTCCGTAGTAGTTGAACCTTTACCCACATTACTTGGTCCAGTCCATACCACACCATCTTCATACCATTTGTTTACAAATGCACGACGGAGTGATGTCAATTCTTCATATCGTGCAGTTTGAGCTGAAGTATATGTGAAGTTTTGAGCACGCCAGGTTTTCTTAAGTTCCTGAAGTTCACGAAGGATTTGACTTGAATTGTTCATGATAAGTGCGGGGTTACAATACAGTGGACGTTTGAAGGTGAGTTAATTTGAGCAGAACTCAATTAGCTTGAGTCTGATATCATTTGCCGGAATATCTGAGGCCACAACATATGCCTCCATTTCTTCTACAATAGTGAGAGGGTCTAGACCATCTGTAACCATCATTTGATAAAGACCAGCCAATCTCTCCTCTGAATGAGATGAGGCTTGAAGAAATCTGATTAAATCTTCTTCACTAAACATTAGGCCAGTCAATCCATCACCTAAAGTTCCATGTGCACAATCTTGAATAACATGATGTGCCTCATGTCGTAGTGTGTCAAAGTCATTCTCAGTCCAAGGTTGCTCCACTAAATGATCTTTCATGTTGTCCTGACACACAACCAACATTGCAGAATGAATGTAATATCTACCATCAATACTCTCATCTAAAGGACAATGAAGCTTATGATTGTAGATAGTTGTTACACCTTGATTCTGAAGTTCATTCCACAGTCCAAGATGATCCTCAGGAGTGTTACCAGCTCTGGCTACACTAGGCGTGAGGATTGATGCTGCAGTAAGAAGAGAGACAAAGAATCTTTTCATTGATTGTTTTCAAGCATAAGTGAGCGGTATTGCTCAACAATAGTTTTCAGTTGATCAACTGAGATTTGAGCTGTAGATTTCATGTAGCCGTACATATAAGGATAACCCTTTTTAGGATCATCACGCACTTCTTCAGATACTACAAGACCATCATTGAGGTTGTCAATGACAGTTTCTAGCATTGTGTCGATGTTCATGGTTTGGTACTTAGCTTGAGTTTGAGTGACCTTAGAGACTGCTTACGGGACCTTAGACGACCCTTACACATTCCCTTGGTAGTCTTTACTTTTTTTGAGTGATGTTGCCAATTAGGTGTGGTCATGATACTGTGGACTTTTAGAGGTGAGGCAGTTTATCGCTTTCTCAGTTTCTTCATCAGAGTGAGAGCAGATTGTCTGTTCCGACATATCTTGATGGGCGAACCATTATGTATCACCATGAGCTGTGTTTGTGAATCAATCATGGGAATAGCTAGAAGTTTTTCATTAAACACAATAGGTATGGCTCCTGGTTTAGGATTAAGAATGTGAGAGTTGGTGTAATTCATATTATCTACGAACTACACTATTCATCATCTCACCTTTCTCAAACACAATGTCAACACACTTCTGCAGCGCCTTTTCAGTGGACACGCCTACATTGTTGTAGACAGGAACACACAACATACCATAAGTCTTAGACTTACTACCCACGCGAATAACACGTCCGACAGTTTGGAGCATCTCGATCGCGTCCATGTTACGAAGGAAGATAACACCCTCAAGTTCGCTGACGTTGATACCCTCAGACAGAATAGACCGATGAAGAACAACAAACTGTTTGTTAATATCACGACCCCAAGCATTCAGTGTCTCAAAGAACTCTTCACGGGTTACTTTCTTACCGTCGATGATAGCACCAGTCTTGCTGGTGATATACAAATAAGAGTAACCACGTTTGGTAAGTTCAGATGCGAAGTCTGTCTGGAAGATGTTGATCAACTGACGTGTGGTCTTGACACAAACCAAGACTTTTTTCAGTCTGAGTTGATCAATACTCTCCAGAACATTGTTACCCTCAGCAAATGGTGTGAGAGACTTTTTGTCTAGTTTGGCCATGTCAATCACCTTGACTTTAGGTGGGAGAATGTAACCATTGTCCACCAGTTCAGGTGCAGACACACGTGCAATCACCTGTCCATAAGTCTGACTCCAGTTCATACCAGGTTTGTTGATTGTGACACTAGTCTTGCGAGTAGCAGTAAAGAAATAACAGCGATCTGCATGCTTACTGAAATACTCTGTCGCTGGATAGAAGTTACGTTGAACACTGTTGTGTGCCTCGTCAAAGTAGATTGTATCTACAGGAATACCAGCTTCCTGAACACGATGAAGCGAGTGATACGTGGTAAAGATAATAGTATGTTCACGGACATGATTACACATATCCGCAAACAGTTTGATATGATCAGATTTAGTGGTGCTGAAGTATTTTGTATCACCACTGTGACAATGCAAGACGTTAGCATTAGTGATGTGCTCCATATACTCCGAACAGAGTTGATCTGCCAGGAGAATACGAGGAGCGACAACAACAATGTTACGAGGAACATTGACCTCAAATCTCTTTACCGCATCCATAATAGCGATCAAAGTCTTACCACCACCCGTAGGGACGATGATTTGACCGATACTATTGCGTCTCAATGCGTAAACAGCTTCTTGTTGGTGGGGACGCAGTTTGATCATTAAAGTTGGTGGTTACATAACAAGGGACGTTTGGAGGTGAGGCATTATGTCCCGAACCCATTGTTGAAGTTGGCATAGGCAAACTCGGTACGATTTACCAGTTTGACACTACCATAACACTCAGAATGGAAGACATAACCTTCACCATTAGGAGCAATATCACCACTTGGAAGATAAGCTGTTGGTGCATCATTGATGATAAGACTATCCATGATGTCCAGTTTGATTTCCATCACATACTGATAGAGATTAGCAAGATGAATACAACCAAGGATGTCAGTCAATGTAGCATCATCAAGGTATTCACCCCTTCTGATTAGTTGATTGATAGCGATCTTTGCACTATCAGCCTCCTTCTGAGACAAGAACTTGATCATGTCTTTGTTGATCTTAGGTGCCTCAGTCTGTGGTGGCATACGATCAACAGAGGGCTGAACCCACTTGACCATCTTAGTATCTTCAAGAGAATCGGTCAATGGTTCACACACACTATCACTGAACTCTGCATACACATTGACAACAGTGTGTGGTGCAATCACCAATCTCTGATCAATAGCCTCAGGGAATGCGTAGGTCAAAGTATTTTGAGTCAACACATCAGTGTGACCGAAACCAAGCCAATCACCCCAGTAGATCTTATCAGTCTTGGGGAGATGGAAGAGACAATTAGTCAGGATATCTACAACTTCAATCTGATGTCCAAAGTGGTTCAGGATATCTTCTACAGTATAACATAGACGGATTTTCTTCTTGTTGAATGCTGCTTTGGTACAAACGAAAAACTTACCATTGGCAGGATTAGTTCCCCACACAAGAGACATACCATCCATCTTCATAGAGATGAATGCATTATCGTAGAGTGCATCGATAACAGACAGGTCACCTGTCAGGATCATGTCCTCTGGATGTTCAATATGTGTAGATGTCATAATGTG